TCACGCGCAATACCAAATGTATAAATTCTATCTTGTGGTATAATAGCAGTATTTACAGTTTGATTTAATATGCCATTAAAATACATTTTTGTAACGCTTTGAGTACCATTAAAATACCATGTAAAACATACATGATTAAATTTTGTACTATCCGTTATGGTTGGTGTTCTTGGTCCACTAGTACTTAATGCAGATGTTCCATTAGCAATGTTTCCACCAAATTGATTAGAACTAAACCATACGCTCCAATCATTTACTGCCCACGCTGCACCACCTTTAATAATACAATCTTGCAATGAGTTATCTAGTAATTCAGCCTTAGCCCAAAATGCTATAGTTCCCTGTTTAACTAAATTGTATTGTGATCTTGCTGGATGAGCACTATATTGTGGAACTCCAGTTGTTCCGGCGAATGCAAAAAACTTTCTATTAATTTGTGCAGACCATTGAATCTTTGATGGACTCATTCCAACTAGTGAGCCTGGAGTATTATATAGACTAGAATCAGACGAATAATTACTACCAGCGCTATTTCCTAAACTAGCAAATACTAAACCATCAGCTAATCTATTATTATAATCTAAAGTAAATGTTTCAGGACGCTCAGTTAATTTTCTAACAGGTCTTGCTTTTACAATTGCATAATTAGTGCGTGGAGCAGTAGGAGTCAGAGGTTCTGAATATGGGGCAGTGTAGTATTTTCTTTTTGGTACACGTAATAAGCCATCCATCATTGGATCATATGGGTTAGCCAATACTTTAGTTTCTGCCGCGCTAAGCGCGCGATTATAAACTAATACAGAACCAATTTTAGTTCCATTGGGTGGCTTCTGAGCACCAGCGTCTCCAATTCTAAATGGGTCAGCATGATCCCACGAATGAGTGCCTGTTGTCCACGATGATGTTCTTAAGCCCTGCGAATCCCAAACATATATATATCGTGTAGTTCCATGTTGTACGGCAGTTAAATGGCACCATTCATAATCTCTTGTGGCATCTCTGGCTATCCACGGATTATTTGTACTATTCCAGCACAACGCCATAAATCCATTACCATTCCAGCCATATCCTAATGCCATACCATATACTGTTGAGTTTGATTTACCAGTAAAACCACATCCAGTTGATAGTGTTGGCATTTTAACCCAGCAGCATAAACTTTTATTGCCAGCCAATCTAAAAGATGGAATACTTTCTACACGAACATAATCATCTGAACCATCAAACTCTAAAACCCACTGTCCGATCTTATCATCCCACACCCAGTCTATTGTGGGCGTCATTGTTGTTAATATGCCATTAGTTTGATATATAGAGCTATCTACATAAGTTGTAGCACCAGGAGATTTTCCACATCCAGCAAAAATTAATCCATTAGCTAAATAATGATCTTGATTAATAACAAAGTTGTCTGGACGTTTTGTAAGTTTTGTACCGGCGCGCTTAACAATTGTAACATTTTCAACTATTGGAGATGTTGGTAAAGTATAGCCAAGAAACGATTTTCTTTTAGGATATTGTATTAATCCACTTAACATGGAATTACTTGGATCTGATAATATGTCTATTTCATTTTTACCAAGAGTTCTTCCTATCCATACCATTGGATCAGCAATAAGTCCAGTATATAAACTTGAAAAATTTAAAGGTCCATCTGCACCACATCTAAATGGATATGTGCCAAGCACTGGATTTAAAAAAGTTCCTTGTGTAGCACCACCCGTTGCTGTAGCTATTTTACCATTTAAGTATACATATAAATAGCCATTATTAAATGTGACTATATAATGTTCCCAAACATTTCTAGTACTACTAGATGCACCACACATATAATAGGTAAATGCTGCCGCAGTACATGTTTCAACAACTATTTGATCGCTTTGAAAATAAAGAGAAAATCCATTACGATCCGCATTAATATCTTCACTATTTAATGGAGACGACCAGCTTGCGGCTACAGTTCTATATGACCATACTGAAAATGAAAATTGTGTTGGGGCTCCAGTATAGGTTGGTCCATTAATATATTTAGTACTAGCAGATGTTAAGCTAACACAAAATCTATTTAACCAGTTATCATATTTCCAATCTTGAGATGGTATACAATTAACTAATGATCCATTTGCACATCTTGGAGATGAGTCTACAAATTTATTCGATCCTTTAGATGATCCAAGACCAGCCCATATTAAACCATTTAATAGACTATGATTTGAATTAATGGTAAAATTTTCAGGTCTTTGTGACAATTTCATTAGTTAACATCATCTGTAACTGGAGTCATGGCAATATAAACGCCAGACACAGAAGCGGAAAAGGCTGTGCTGGCATCATTCTTTACAATAAATTGTCCATATCGTTCTGGTGGAACAAAATATGAATTAATAACTTTTACCTGATCTACTTCGCCGTCTGCTGCAACTGGCAACACACCAACAAATGAAAGCTGCTGCTTCCATTCGTCAATATCTGCTTCAGCCGCACCACCTGGACCCCAGGGTATATCCATACCACTAACACTAACGCCGCCAGTATTAGCAAGCGCTGCTGTTGCAGATGGAGAAGAACTCCAGTAATATTCTATTGGTCCACCAGCGGTTGGTGTTGCAACTAATCTAGCTCCAACTTTCACAACATAACCACCAGCTCGTTGTTCACCTAAATCAGCCTTCGTTCCCTGTCGTGCGGCATTAGCAGCTAAACTAGCCAAAGTAATATCATGAGTTCTGGTAATGCCAGTTAAAGCGCTATTATACTGAGAAGATTGCGCCCAGCAAAATGGCGTTCCTGAAGTAGCTGTAGTAATTTGAGCCATTTATTATTCCTTATTGTTGTACAACATAATCTAAAATGCTATTTACTGCAAATTGTATGTCGTTATCTGGAGATGTGGTTGGCGCAGCTTGGATTGTAGTATTTTCTAAAACCTTCCAAATCCAGCGAGATGCTTCTGATTTTAAAGTATCAGCACTGCCAGTAACTTTTTTCGCCCACACGATTCTATTAGCATGATTTGCTGTTCCAGCACTTTCGCCAATAATATCAACAGCCGCCTTAAATAGGGCTACTGTAACCTGTTTTAACAAAACACTATCTACTGCTGTAGCAGCCGTATAAATATCTATATATGCCATTTATTTTACCTTTAAAAATAACCACTAGTAATAATATATCCTAATTTACTACTAATAGCAACACGTCGCTTTTTAGCAGTTGTTGTAATAGTAGGAATATTATAATATGAGAAAAGTTTACGTTTTGGATATTGTATAAAACCATCCAACATTATATTAGATGGATCGCCTAATTGATTGATTTCTGCTGAATTTAAAAAACGGTTGTAAATTAATAAATCAGCAATATCGCAATAAAAATTACTGCGCCATGAATTATCGCCAAAAATCATATTGAAATTTGGCGCTGTACTAAAAGCTGCGTTTGTACCAAATCCTCTATATGATTTATCTCTCCAGTGATGAATATTAGAATTTGGAGAATCAATAGTAAATATGGTATGGTGTAATACGCCAACATGACCATCCCATCTTGTAACTGCATCACCAATAGCACCACTATTATATGACCAGCGATAATTATCTACACCATTAAATCTATTAGATGCAGATCCAAGTAGACATCTATATGTTCCATTATCTTTAGTCCTTAACCACATAGCTATTGTTAAAACAGGAAAACTTAAGGCTCTAGTTAAATAAAGCGCATAAGTGGTAGCGGAAGCATTTATACTAAATCCACGACGATTATGTAAATATGAAAAATCTAAATATGTTCTTTGAGAATCTAGTGGATGCGCGTTATTACGGTATGGTGATGAGTCAAAATATATAGATTCTGAGTCCAAACTTGATAAACCGGCGAACATTAGACCCATTGCTAATGGATGGTCGGTTTTTATAAAAAAATTGTCTGGACGCCTCATATTTACCTCTATTGAATAAACGCTTTTTCTACCATATTATACTCCATTTTGGGCTTTTTCCAAGCATTTTGGCATGTATACAAAAAAACGGGGCTGATTGCTCAACCCCGTTTAATTTTAATACTATAGATTTAACTATATAGATTATAGAGAACCCAATAGGATTCTGCGGTTATCTAGTACGGCAAAGCCTAGTTCAGCCCAACCATAAACACCAGCGCGTTGCTGACGATGTAGGGTAGGATCTTCAAAGATTGTGACAGGTTGCTTAACTGGCATTAGGAAGCTGTCGTTAATGGACATGTCCATACCAACAACTAATTCCAAGTCACCAGTAGCTAAAGAGCCACCTAGTTGGCTAGTGAAGAAGGTCTGATATTCCTGAGCTTCACCAAATTCAACTAAATCTTGTAGGTTAACACCGAAAATACGATTAATAGTACCATCAGCAGCGGTGTAAATCTCACGGCGGGTTGTATCATCAACCTGATCAACGCCCCAGTTACGAATATCTTCTAAAGCTTCTGGGCTTAGGAATAGATCGGTAAGCTTGGAACGACGAATGGAACCAGTATTTCCACCACCATTACGTACCATAACAGATTTCATTAAAGATACTAGACGCTTTGTAAACTGACCAGCAGTTGCATCGGCATCGAATACTAAAATGTTGCGGTCTGCACCGGCGGTTAACAATGTATGCCAACCGTCATCATTAATCTTCTTTACGAAGGACGCTTCAAGAACCTGCATAGCACGACCCACGATGTCCCAACGGGCTTCGCGAGCATAACGTAGCAACCAGTCGATTGAGCTGGCAATACCATAGGTAGGAACTTGAACATAGTCACCTTCGACCTGACGCTCTGCAATACGACCATTACCTGGATTCGTATAAGCAACGAACTGGTCTTCATCACCTGGGGCTAGCAAGTCAAGTGGGAACTCAACTGAAGTACCAGGAGCCATTGGAAGACTCTCAAAGATACTAGTAACTACGTCTCCTACCAAAACACCCTGACGTAATGGCATCTCAAGAGCTTTTGCCAATTCGTGCTGGGCTGGGAAAGCGACAGAAGTATCTAGATCACCAGAACGGATAATCATGTCGATGACATGTTGTTCAGGCTTTGTTAATCTAACTTTATCAGCCATTTAAATTATCTCCTTCAATTACCATTTAATTAAGGTAGGTTAATAGAAACTTTAGCAAATCCTTCTTCGTCCTTTGTGGACAAGAAGCGACCAACTGGAGTGCGAGCACCACCCGTATCATCTGTTTGATATGGAGCGCCAGCAAGTAAACCACTTGGACCAACATATGCTAAACTACCAGCAGTTGGAGTGCCAACGATTCTATTCGTTACAACAGTACACTTGTTCCAAATTGTAACCTTACCACCGATTTGAACTTCCTCTTTGTGCCAATTTTCATGGACGCGAGTAAGATCGTTATTTACAACGTCACACATAAGAACACCAAGTGGTAAAACACCAGATGCTACAGCCTTATATGTGGCTAACTGTTGAGCCTGATCCATTGCGGCACCAGAGCCAGCCGTAGAAACACTTACGATTCCACCGCGCTCTGCTGTCTCATTCATGAAATAATCAATCTGGCTATCAACATGAATTCTATCTGCTTTTAGAGCCATTTATATATTCTCCTAAAATTAGTTATTCTTGTGAGTTGAGCGCAAAACATTTTGTGAAAACCAAGCAGAAGCTTTGCTACGTAGAGTTTCTTCTTCTTGAGTACCACCAGTTGACATAGAAGCGTCAGCAGTTGCCTTGGCATCATCAAGATCGCTCTTAACTTCTGCACAAGAATCTTCTTCTTTTTTGTCTTCTGTTTCTTCGTCACATTTTGCTTCACTTTCATCTTTCTTCTTATCACCACATTTTGCTTCTGTATCATCAGCAGCCTTAACAGGTAGTGAATCAACCAAAGCATCAAACATCTCTTGTGAAGCGTTTGCAAATTTTTCTACCAAAAGATCAGCTTTAGCTTCGTCTACTCTTGCAAGTAACAAAGCCTTACGAGCAGCATTAACTGCTTGAATTTCAGATTGCTTAATAGCATCTTCAGCTTGCGCCAACTTCGCTTTGACTTCAGCCAATTCAGTCTCTAAAGCAGAGACATTAGTTGCCTTTGCTTCTGAAACTTCTTTGCTGGCCTCAAGCTCGGTAGAAAGAGCTTGGTTCTGAGTAGTTAATTCGGCAATCTCTGCCTTCAACTCATCAATCTCTTTCTTGGTGGCCTGCTGAGAAGCGCTCTTAAGTGTATCCAATTCGGCTTTTAATGCGTCATATTGTTCTTTTGTATAAACAACAATTTCATTCGCCATTAGTATCTCCTCTTTGGAAATGTTGAGTTCTTCTAATGTTGTAGCAGCAGCCACAAACGAACTCGGTTCAGTCTTCTCATTAAAATTAGTAATATTGCTACGTGGATTTGCGGGTCTATCAACTAGTCCCTTACCACTAAAGGTATAATTACGTAACAATCTGCCAATACGGTATCCATCATATTCACCAGTTCCACCATACACTCTCAAGTGTTTAGTTAGGAACGCAGTTTGTTCATTACGGGCTAAAACTTTATTAATGCCGGTACTATCCATAACAGCATAATCAAAGTTTCTGAAAAGGCACTCCATTGATACGCACCACTTACCGCCAGCAGTAATTTCTTCAATAAGCGTATTCATACGTTTTTGAAGATCTGGATCTGACCAAGTGCGATATAATACAGCACCAACGACTATATCAAACTTTTCTGGAAGCTGGTCAACTAATATAGTATCAGGTATTGTGCCACCATCAAAATCAACTACTCTAGATGATGTAAGATGACCAATAATATCTTTCTCATTGTGCATAAGATTGAATTGCTTATCAACCGGCGTTTTTCTAGCGGCCCAAGTTTCTAAGCGGTCAAACACATCGTCATTCTGGTTCCAGCCAACCGAAGCTAATATAGATTCAAGATAGAATAGATCAAACTGATCTGGATTCGCCATAGCGCTACTTAAAAGTAATCTATTAATATCATGTAATTCATGAGGATCTAAAGTGATATTATTAATACTTACTGTATAGGCCATAGATGCGCTGGCTTGGATGATTTCACCTAAACCGGCGTCTTTTTCATATTTATAAATTGGAATCATATTTAACTCCTCGATGTATTATACTCCATTTTTTTTATTTTGGATATATTTTGTTAATTTTCATAGACTAAAGCATATGCTGTAGAGTAGATTTGACGCAATTCATCTACTTTTGGTTGTCTATTCCTAGAAAGCACAAATTGCGCTTGTAGGGTTTTAACTGACCCAGCAATAGCCATATTAATACCTTGATTATTAGCTAAGGCATTATATACCTTTTCCTCAGTAATTTCTTCAAAAGGTAATAGACTACATAATATGTCCAATTTTACCTTTTCATACATATCAAATTCGGCATTAGATAGGCTACGTAAAGTGGCCTTGCCAAAACCAACCAATATGGATTTCGTAACCATCTCGGAAATCTGATCCTGCGCAGAGTTAGCCCACATGACCAAATTCATAAAGTCGGCCTTAGTGCTTGGTCTTTCTGTAGGTTTAGACTTGCGTTTTTTAGTTTCTGTAACATTTTTAGGTCTACCAGGAGTTCCTGTTTTCTTTTGTTGAACCTGCTTTTTCATCAGACCTTGTTTGAACTTTTGCTGATCCTTTTGTAGGGCAATCTTATTATCTGTCTCTTGTTGTTTAAATGGAGCCTCAAACTCATTTTGCTTGTCTTGCATCTTAAGCTCGTTTTTCATCTCCTTATCCATCTTCTCTATTTCTTGCTCATGTATCTTCTCCATATGGCTTTGTTCGTCGGTCTTACGATCTTGTAGATCAATACCGATTTCAGATGGAGCGAATGTGCCAAGTTGTAACAAGATTTTGCGATAATCATGCTCTTTATCAGGATTATGGAATGGACTTGCTTTGTATGGCATAACTTCATTAGCCCTATCTCTAGCCTCTTTCTTAACGCGGGCCTTTTCGATGTCTGGCAATCTACCAAACAACTCAACAATCGTCTCATCAGAAATAATGTCGCGGTCCCATAGATCCATAAGCAATTTCTTCTCTGCCGCCTCATCAGCTAAAGCCATAAAGTCAAACACGACTTTAGGAGGAGAGCCAGGAAAACCCATCGCCTTATGTATGTATTTAAGCTCTTTATTCCAGAAGTCTGTTAACATAGCGCGTCCATATTGAAGTCTCTTTACAAGAGTATTAAGACCAACATAGTTTCCGGTATTAGATTGCCCCTTACCGGCACGTAATGAGGATGGAATACCAAGACCTTCATAAATATTATTAAGAGTGACTTGATATTTTTCAGATCCTAAGAATCGCCAGACTTGACTGTTGGATTCAGTAAACTTTAACTCTGGACCATAAACTAGATCTAAAACTCCACCACCCACATTGTTAGATAGAATACTGCGCAGTTTGTTAATACCAGCTTTGGTGGGCATAATACTGGTAGCTGGACTATCTCCTATTATACCAAGAGTCCATAGACGAATATTAGAGATAGCTCCATCTAGAGCTGAAATATCGGCAAGCTTTAACTTATTTAGCATTAGAAGATCGTCTAATAATGATGCTATTAGTGGATCTGCCCATAGCTGCCAATCGTCTTTTTTATAATAGTAGACAGATGTTTTGTCCATATCAAGGGGTAAATATTGCTGGCCCTTTTTAATTGCCTCGGCAACATCCTTTGGGATACGGTCCATCATTTTCTGAATTTCAACTGTTAGCTTCTCTCTATCGGCCATTAGGGCAGTAATAGTAGATTTTAATTTTGGGGTTAATCTTAAAGCTAATGCTGGTTGACCAACAAACGCCGAAACCTCTTGACCTAAAACCTCTAAGCTAAGAATATCCATAAAGGTATATTGTAAAGGTATCTCACGCTTGGTTACTGTTGTTTTAGGAAGTTTAACTTCTTCAGCAGCTTTGCTTTTCTTCATTTTGCGTTCTTCGGTAACAGTAACCTTGCCATAAGACGCCTTAATGACAACCTGACCAGCCCTATAGAGCAAATTCATAAATCGCTCAGATACCATAGGGCCACCAACTTTTTCGAACCAGTTATTGTAGAAATCTTGAGTGGATTTAATAGGATGTTGAATGCGTATGCCTTGGGAACCAAAGTCGCCCATCAAATCTATAACATTACGTACTAAACCCACCTTTTGATAGGCGGCCATACACATAGAGATGATATTCTTTTGCTCTTGTGGAACCGTATAAGATGGTCTAAAGTATTCGTAGTCACCACGATTATAGTCGCTACGTACAGACACATTGGTGTCCCAGTTCTCAAAAGTTCTTGACTGGTACGCCTGTGCGCGTCCACGCGGAATCGAGGCTGGGCTAAACTCCTCACTATTTTGACTTGCATAAGCCTTAAATGAGTTCGGCCCAGTTATATACATTTCTTCATTTTTAGCCATTTTGAGGTAATCCAATTGTAATAGAATTAGTAATAGTATTACTATATTATACTCCGTTTTAGTTTGATTAGGTACAAAAATGAAACATTTTTTGTGGACAAAATGAAATAAACTTAGTCGTATAATCCACTTAGAGAGTTAGCTAGCCACGCTGATCCCACGTATTCCTTGCCGTCAGGTTGGGTCTTAAAGGCTTTAGCCCAACCACCCTCTGACTCTTGAAACTGGATTAAAGGGTTTCTTGCTAATGTTCTAGATACCATATTAGCCATTAATAGTGCAGAATAGCGGTCTTTACGCATTCTACCCTTTTTGTTACCAGGAAGTTTAATTTCTGGAGTGTCCCACCTATCTCTACCAGTTTGAGTCTGTGTTACGACAATAGTGGACAATTCATTCTTAAGCTCCTCAATCTCTAGTAAACAGTCCTCAAGAGTATCATATATCTTATTGCCTTGCTCATCATTAATGGCAGCAAGACCTAAACTTAAACTATCAAAGAACGGAAATATACATACTTTATCTTCAAAGTCTTTACGTAAACCGTGATTAGCATCACCAGTCCACTCGGCAGAAGAAAAGTTAATAGGATGTATAATATGAAGTCCTGGTTGACCGTCTGTATCAGGATTTGGCTTGTTTGGATCTATAATGGGCCAAATTGGAACCTCACCCTCTTGTAGTTTATCTAAATCATGTAGTGATTCCATTAAGGCTATACCGCCACCTTGAGTATCTATAGGTAAAGCTATACATGGATACATCTTCATAAGATCTCTAACACGGCGCGCAATAAAAGCATAAAAGTCTGTTTCTTGACATAACCCTAGTCTAATACGCTCTTTATGTTCTTTACGAGTAATAGTCCAGACGTACACGATTCTGCGATGATCCGTATAATGTTCTAAAATAGTGATAGCGCAATTATCTACTTCTGAAGCTGGGTCCACAGAAATCACATACTTGCGGTCTGAGTAACCGCGTAGCATGGCTGTAAAATGCACAGGACCGCTTGGGAGCGTTATTTCATTATCATTGGTCAGAACACACGACTCAATTAAAGTTCTCTTAAAGAAGCCATTAGAATCATTACTAAAGACAGCACCAAATTCCATCATATAAATACCAGTATGGATAGTTGCGCGAGAACGTGCTACCATAGCCTCATCCATAAAACCCCGTGGTATAAGTTCAAATGGCAATCTTATAATAGAATAATCAGTCCAGGCAAAATCCTCGGGAACATTACCGTCGCCAAATAATAATTCTAGTTTGTCCTTTTCACCCTTGCTTCTAATAATCTTTCCCCAGCGCTTCCAGTATTCACCAAAGTGGTTAAAGTCGTAATAAGCAGTACCGCTCAATATGATTTGGTTGTCTTGTCGATTATTAGTAGAGTACGGAATTGCTATATTAAATCGTTGCGCTAAGTCCTTTGTGGCACGTTCTTTAACAGCTTCCACAGGGCTGGACCTAACGACACCGAAACCGGCGATAACGTTTTCAAATACGTCACGGCTGGTGGCAGCGAACTCATCAGAGATAATATCGTTTGCGCGCTGACCACGAATCTTTTGACCGTCGCCAATAGGGAGGGCAATAGCTACGCTATCGCCCAGATGAAAGCGGCACATGTCTACATCGCGTTTAGGGCCATTGGTTATGGAATTTCCCATAATGTCTCTTAATAATGGTGCGTTCTTCCAAATCGCATCCATGTAATCAAAAATAACCTTAGATTGACGAAATGCCGCACCGCATATAACCACGCGACGAGATGGAAGTAATAAGATTCTTAAGAGAGAATAAACAGCCAACATAAATGACTTACCAAAACCACGACTTGCGATAAGCATCGGAAATCGCCTGTGCCACATCTCACGAAGCATAAGTGCTTGAATTGGCAAAAGTTCTACATTAAGAATTTCTTTACAGATAAAACTAAAATACTCTGGTTGTTGCATAAGCCAGAGTATGTACATGTGGGGTTCATCCTCGAATTCTCGCGGAATTGTAGCAAGAGGATTATATATTTTGGATTCATCAACACGTATACCTAACCACGCATCATTAATTATCGCTGCGGCTTCGCTCTGTGTCAACTCTCTCTTTTCTGACGATATTTTCTGCATTTATTAATAACTCCATCGCTTTAGTCATCGCGGCTTTACGATTGCCGCAATAAATAAATTCTATACCATATGTATCTTGTAGATAACTTATTCTTGATAGTAAAAACTTACCATTGACACGAACTTGGGCCTTGACTGCTTGTGGTAACTTACTAGAGTGTGGATAATTTGCTACTTCTGGTTCAAAAAATTCACATAGCACATACCTGAAACGGTATTGTTGTAATCTATCCATTTCGGCCTGAAATTGTTTAAATTTACGACCCAGATTCATAGCAATCTCGCTAGTATTGCGCTTGCGCTCAATCGCTATTAAAAGAGGATAGTCAGCAAGAGTGTAGTCCCCCTCAAGTAAATGCGCTTCGCGTTGTTCGTCGCATTGACCATAGGCAGTAAGATTCCAGGGCAACTTTTCTTTAGTATCTTGTAATATAATCATCTACATATATCCAATTTTATAAAAAATGAACCATTTGTTTTTTCCACATGTAGTATTGCTGGATATTCTTTACCATTAATTTCAACCATAGTGGGTTCTTCCTTATCTATAGCATAATGGTGACATAAAACTTTTAGTTCATCATAATCTAACTCAATTCTAGCACGTCGCAGTTTCATTATGTATTTCCATTTATAATAGTAAGAAAAAGATGTGCGTACATTTGTTCCTTTCGAAATGTGCATTTATGGCAAGCTTTACATAGCGTGATACCATTGTTCACATCGGTCCTCAAAGCATAGCATTTTGCATAGGGTATAATATGATGAATTACTAGTGAGTGTTTTTTACCACAGTTCGGCATTTGACAGGTATATTTATCCCGTCTTAAAACTTTGCGGCGAAAATCTTGATAGTCGGGATCTAATCTTTTTTTATAGGCCATGATAATAGTTGTCTCTCTTTTGGGCGATGAATTGATCCCAGGCTTCACTCATTCTCATTTCCATAGTTATAGGTGGTATAGGTTTTATTTGTTCGTGTTCAGCTTTAGTAAATTGCGGTATTAGTATAGGGTATTTATCATACTGAGTATCTGGTTCTACGGCGTCTGGAAAATATAATCGTTTAGTACTATGCATCATTTTAGTCCCTTACTATATCAACAAATCTTTTAGGATCAGCGTTTGGGCAATCTGGATAGTGTTCTTCTACAGTAGTCCAATGCGTGCCAACTAAATGATATGGATATGGATGTCTCAGTGAGCATGAACAAAAACATTGATCGAAAGTAAAATTGCTTGAAAATTCGATTACTTTAGTATTAGTCGGCTCCACACCATTGATTAATATACGATTAACTTTGTTTGTTGTTATTCTTCGATTGCTCATGCTACGCTCCCTAATAATACAGCGCCATCTGGCCCTGTTGCCACAACTAGATTTTTATGATTGCCAGTCAAATATAGACAGTTATGCTGGTCCAAATAGTATTTAAGTAATTCGCCATCCTGATTTAATCCAACCTCTCGATGTACAGTTAATCCGGCAGATGTTTCATAATCTGGAACCAGCATGGTTGTCGGCACATAAATATCTGTTAATCTCTTATTATAATTTAACAAACAAACATCTATCATTAGTCCCGATAGTCTAGTAGTTAATTTATTTTCTGCACCATCTTGATCAAAAACCAATAAATTCTGATCAATACCTTTTTGTAAAATTTCCTTATTCATCATTCACATTCTCCGGTGTTAGAAATGGTTGGTCCGCTTTGCCGTCTGCGTAGATATGATACTCAGAGAGGCGTTCATACTCGGCGTTTGCGGCTAGCCGCATCTTCTCCATCTCAAGACCCAAACGAGTGCGCATCTGCTTATTTTCCACGATTTGTTTTATTAAGGCATAAACGTTATTACGATTTGACTCCAGGTGTTTAATACGGGCATCTCTGGTCGCCTTCATCTCCTTCAGAATATCGTTCTTCTTTTTTAACATGTTCTGATAGTCAGTGTTCAAACTCTCTTGTGCGGCGCGCAAAATAGCAATCTGTCTCTCCAGATTACCGATCTCGGCGGCGTTTTTTTGTTCTTGTCCGCGCTCAAAAAGGAGTTGATTTTCTAAAGCCCTTATTGTCTCCATGCAATTTTGTTGTTGGCTTAAGCATCGGTTCATTAATAGCTCAAGCTTGATTGTGTCTACAACCTGCATTTCTTCGGTGGGATATACGTCATCTCGGAACTGGCTGATTATTCGCCCCCAATGAAAGAGGAACATATTCAACTCGTCCTTGGAAAATTGGCGTTCTAGGTCTGCCCATACAGGACTATTCCTTATATCATATTCTGCACCTCTGGCAGTTTCGGTGAAGGAGTTAGCATGATTCTTTTTTATATACGTGGCAACTGCTTCGGTATTTCTTTGTAGATGTTTAGATATTTCTAATGCGGTCATCTTTCCGCAGTTTGCAGCTATGTATTGTTTCTCGTCAGCAGACCAAGGACCGCGCTTATTTTCGCTCATATAGATACCCACTATCCTCTAAAATTCCACAGATACTTTGTTCTATCGCTTGTTTCTTTTGCTTGGGTATAGGAAAACCTTCTGTCATCTTCAAATAGTCTTCTCGTAAATTAAGTGGAAGTTCCTTATTTATAATAGAAAGGAGTTCCTGCAATTCTACGTCGGCCAGAAAATCTGCGTCCTCATACATGTTGCGTTCCACATCACCGTTCACATTGTCTATATCAATTGGTTCCATGATGTGTTTCTTTGCGGCGTGTTTCCACTCTCTTTTCTGGCAATATTCGCACTCTGGATCATTCCGGTGACAATAGGCGCACGTAAAATCCTTTCGGAGATAATGGTCGCGCTTAAATGTTTTTAGTTTATTATTAAGATGTACGTATAGAAATGTTTCTAGTGCCGAAAGTTCGGGATTAAAATAAGGCAATGCTGTTAACGCTAATATAAAGGCTTCTTGCTCGATATCCTCTATCGAGTAGAAGCCAAACACGTATTTGGGCGCTAATTTATGACACACTTTTTGTATCGTCTTTAGGACTATTTCGTTCATCGGCTTCAGCTTTCTTTAATAGTTCTTCTAAGTCACCGTCTGCAAGCTCTAAGTCGCAAGCAACTGCTTTTGCAAGTTCCGGCGTGGCTGCCACGACGGAGAGTTCTGCGGAAATTTTTTGGACCATAATAATTTTCTCCTTGACTCCTGGCATATACCAGGGTATAATAGTGTGGAACACTGTGTTCCTATACTATATATTGGGGCAACTATAAGGTTTTGTCTAAAGATAAGGACCAAAAAATGAAAAAATCAGAAAAAGAGCGTCGTCGTAAGAACTTAGTAGCTAGATATAATGGCGAATTTGCCTGCAATAAGCCAACTGAGAAGCGTATTGATAAAATTAAAAATTATGTTCGGGGCGTTAAGAAACTGCGTGAAAAATTAGTAGATAATGAGATGGAGCTACTTGAGGTTCAATTGGAGCAAGAGGAAGTTGTCAGAGAATATATTTCTGATAATAGGGATCAGCCGGGACTTGCTGTGACAGAGGCATCTCGTCAAAGCTTTAATGTTCACATGCAGCGATGACGGTGGTTTGGGTGGGACATTCATTTTTGAAAGTCGGCGTTATGTTTGAACGACCTTATCTTTTCAGGGCGCGGCGCGACCCCACGCGACCCTAAAATAGAATGCCACCCCTCCCCAAAAATACCGATAGGGGCGGAGTTTCCGCCGTTATTACCCTAGGGGTGTGCCAAAAAACGAATACGGGGGGCATCGAACCGATTGACGTAAACCCTTGATATATAAGGACTTACGACTTGAGCCAGAACGCCCCCCCATAAGAGCGGGATCATAAACCCTTGATATATAACGACTTACGACGATTCGGCACCCATCGGCCCCGATCTGGAATCCAGAAGTGGGGGCAATTGCTAGATATATCATGCGTGATCGCAACTCCTTATGCCATAAGGGTTTACGACACGAAAAAAAATATTCGGAATCGGGCCAGATTGCCTATATAATGCTGGCGGGGCTGGTCGATACGTTAAACCGGAAAGGGTCGCACGATGGTCGAAAGGTTTACTGCTCTTGAGTTGGCGAGCATGTTCAATGTAGATTGCAGTCCAACAAACAAGCCGAAGGGAGTGAAGGTACGATATATCGAAGAACCGTATGCTTTCAATGATTGTAACCTCCCATTGTGGACAATTCGAAAACGTAAAGTTGGCAAGCGGGTCCGGCCTTTCGAGGATAGCATCAAAGCCGGAATCACTACTTTTGAGCCAGGGACCAAAGGGAGGGTCGCAGATCTGGCTCGGTTCTATGACGAGCATTCGGAAGCCGAAATTTCGGCTTTCGAAGTGTAGTCTGATCAGGTCAAGGCCCCCCGCTGTGGGGGGCCTTGGGTCAAGTGTACTTCCTAATCAGGTAGGGTGAAGCGATGGCAACGGTTACACTGCAAGTCGAAACGTGGGTCGAATTCGAGTACACCACAATGAGTGGTGAAACAAAGACCTATCGTGGCGAGGTTCGCGAGGAACATGATTGGGGGTGGCGGCTCATGACGGAGAACGGATGGCGGTCTTTCCGCCGTGCTAACATAGTCAACCCCCGCGTATTGGTCTAGTAGATGGTCAGACAAGCCCCCCCGCTGTGGGGGGGCTTGGGTCAAGGGTCTTTCGAGTAAGGTATAGTACAATGCATATCGAAACACGAGAAGCGACCAAATGGGTCAAATGTGTCTGCTGTGGCGAGATGGTCCGAACCTGTGAAAAGTACTTGCAGGTAGTCAAGAGCAATGGGAGCGATGTGAGAGGGGAAAAGTACTGTACCTCTTGCGAGGGGTATGCTTACGAGAACAATCCTGATGCAGTTGGTGACGTAGACGAATACGCTGGACATAGTGACGATGGCGAGTCTCACCTCCGCATGATGGAAGAATACGGAGCGTATCGTGCCGCCGGATGCAGCGATGCATTTTGGGGCGACAGAGACGCGGGTTACATTCGATAGTCGCAATAGGATAAGCCTCCCCCGTAAGGGGGGAGGCGGGAGTAGACGATGTTCATTGCAGGTCTTTGTTGTGGGTTGATAGTTGGCGGTATCGTGATGTTCATTCTGAATGAGAGGGAGCACAATGAGTATGAGTGACAAGTACTATCTGATTCGTAAGGTACAGAACATTCGTACTGACATACGAGCAGAGGCATTCATTCTGCCCGAGGGTATACCGAAAGATAGACTCAAGGAGTGCGTGAAGGAACTCGATCACGTCATTGACATACTAATCAAACAGTAACAACGCGCCCCTCGAAAGAGGGGCTTTTTTGTCTCTATAAACTACCCATCCATCGGGGGGCGAGGGGGCGGGGCCGCACCCCCCGATAGCGGGGTATTGAACACACATGTACTTGCTGATCTAACCGGCTCGCTTGGGGGGTATGATGCCCACCCGAAAGATAATATTATTTGGCATGGTATTTGCTCAGGCATGGTTTGGCATGAGATTTGCACATGTATTAGCCGATGTAATCGGCTGCCCCAATGGGGGGTATGGTAGTTAGCTGAAAGTGGGGTCAATTGCCAGGTCTGTACTAGCTAATATAACCCAGTCCGATGGGGGGTGTGGTGTTAGTCAAAAGTGGGGTAATGAATAGGCATGTACTAGCTAATATAACCCAGTCCGCCGGGGGGTATGGCCCCCCCCCGAAAGATAGCTATTTTTTTTTATTTTTTTATCTTATGGGGGGTATGGTCATCCCTCGAAAGATATTTATTTTTTTTATTTATTTTTTGGCATGGCATTTGCAGTAGCAGTTTTGGCATGGCATTTGCGTAGCAATTATCGTGCCAAAAAAACACAAAATAAATTCTTTTTTCCGTAAAGAATACCTATTGACATGGACGATAACTATAGTACAATGAGGGTGTAACGGGAACGAAACACTAACACAAGGAATCGCGGGATGGCTAAGATCGACACTATTGCTGCTATTGGTGCTATGGATTCGTTGCGGGCAGTTCGTCGCCAACTTTCTGATCTTATCACAATCAACGGATATGGCAGTGAGTTAGCTCTAGGTCTGCTATCTGCCAGGGCGTTACTGGACAATGAAATTGATCGTCTGTTTGATTACGATTGGGAGGGAACGAGAACCCGATAGTTAGTGTGGGATAAGCCCCCCCCGCTGTGGGGGGGCTGAGATCAACGTGTTTGGGAGTAGTCCAATGGCTACAGTTACGCTTCAGATTGAATCGTGGGTCGAGTTCGAGTACACCGCTCAGAATGGGGAGACAAAGACCTATCGCGGCGAAGTCCGCGAAGAACACGAATGGGGATGGAAGTTGATGACCGAGAACGGTTGGCGATCATTCCGCCGTGCTCACATCGTCAACGTGCGTCCCTACGCTCAACCCGCCGTTTAGTGTCCAATCCGTAACCAAGGCCCCCCGCGTGGGGGGTCTTTAGGGGAAACAAAATGAAACTTGGTCGTCCCGCGAGAGTTGTGTTGCATTACGTGTCTCATGGTCGTCCTTGGATCGTCACCGGACAACTGATCAAAATGAGGGGCAAAGAGGAGTATGCTCCCGCGATTCAGTTGATTTCTGACCGATCTGGCACTGAGGCCGGATTCCTTCTGGATGATCCAGAGTTGTGCAAAATTGAAATCGTTTGCGATTAGGAGAAAGCCCCCCGAAAGGGGGGTTTTTTATTTGCCAAAATAATGCCCCTCCAACGGGTGGCGAGGGGGCGGCCCCGCACCCCCCGATAGCGGGGTAATGAATATGCATGTACTTCCTAATCCAACCGGCTGCGCCAAATGGGGGGGATAGTTAGCAAATGTCGTGCCAAATAAAATGTTTTTTTTATTTTAGTTTTACCTATTGACAGGCCGATATAATATGATAGAATGAGGGCACGAAAGGACGGTTGGTTTCTTCTCTCTCTCACATTTTGGAGTATGATGATGACGTACCGAGAATTTCAAGATTCGCGTGAAGGTTGGACGGCGGCTGACGAGGAGGAATACAATGCCTACCTCGACAATCTGGGTGATGATATGTCCGAGTACGACGAGTATGAGGACGACTGCATCGACGACGAGCCGTGGGACGGGTTCCGCGACGATGTGGAGGCCGATGCTGATGTGCTCCGCTCTTGTGGGTGGGGCACCGATGAAGATTATGGCTATTACGGCGACGAATAGAATGTGAGAGGAAGCCCCCCGAAAGGGGGGCTTTTTTTATTGGTTAGTTGAAATACCCCCAACGGGTGGCGCGAGGGCGCGGCCTCGCCCCCCGATAGGGGGGAAAGAATAGGCATGTACTTCCTAATCTAATCGGCTGCGGCCCCCCATTTGGGGGGTGTTAGCAAATAGCGTGCCAAACGTGCCAAGAAAATGGCGTGCCAAACACAAACAAAATTATTTTTTTTATTTCTTTAGTTAGGGGCTTGACATAGACGATAAGTATAGTATAATAAAGGGACAAGGAGAACGATGATGATGAAACTCGAATCGCTTGGTTCGCTTGGCGTGCGTATACGCGAAGCGAAAAACGAACTTGCGTTGGTGTTAGACGACGATCTGCCTGACGCAACAGCTAGTGCAATGCTGGAGATTGCAGAAGAATTTGATATGGATGAGTACGAATGGCTACGTCCCTACTTGGAGTTTTGAAAATGGAAAACGTGAAGAATCTCGGTCTGATGAATGGTTGGAAAGAAAATCCCGTCGAATTGACGGAGTGCCGTGCCAAGGGTCACATGCCCGAAGTGGTGCGGTCTGCTACGTGGCGTTGTTATTCGTACTATAGTTGCCCAATTTGCAAGATTCAATATGAAGTAGATTCTTCGGACTAGTCTGCAAACGCCAAGAGCCTGCAATATGGCACACTGGGAAAATTGTAGAAAGATTGCGATAGTCCATTAAAACAATATGCGGGTGGGCCGGTTGGGCATCGGAGTTATCTAAGTAAGTTGGCGACGAAGTACAAGTTGCACCGCTAATACGCTTTAATACTCGCTGTGTGTGAGATTAGAACAGCGTCACACATCTAGGCGGTTGAAACGATAACGCATAAGCGAGTTCGATGCTCGCGACCCGCAGCCTTATTTTGCTTGTCCACTAACAACATAACGCACGTTGTGCAGCGCTTAAACATCGTGCGGCTCGAAAGCCTCATAAGCTCTAGGGTATGTGGGTTTATAAAGTAAGTTGAGACTGCTTTGCTGGTTCGAATCCAGTGGTGGACACTGATACTGTAGTGGGACAGACGTTTGTGGGTGCTAGCACCCAATCCACATTAACCCCTCGATAGAGTGACACTCGTACTGCGAGCATCCCTCCTCTATTCGGGGGGTTTTTTATTGTATTTGCCAAAACAGCCTGCTGCGCCGCACCCCTCCATCGGGGGGTTAGGGGGCGCGCGCGCGCCACCCGATAGGGGGGACTAGCAAATCTCATGCCAAAAAACGCACAGCAAATTTCATGCCAAACGCAAACCACCCAATAGAGGGATAGCAAATAGCGTGCCAAACACAAAGAAAATAATTCCGAAAATATCTAATCAAAGCCTATTGACAGTGCCGATACCTATTATATAATGAGGGTGTAACGTGTTCAGTACCACATCACACAAGGAGATCGAGAAATGACGTTCAGTGACAATCTCGCCAAGGCCATCGCACGCGCTACCAAGGACTTCACTCGGACTGTCGAAAGTGTTCAGAAGTACGGCAGGCAATTGGAGGATTTCGCGGGCCGTGTCGAAACGATCAAGGTCAACGATGACGAATGGAATATGCGTTACCAGAATTCCATTCGCATCACGCGGGAACAATTGCCCGAACTGCGTAAGGCGGTTGGTCGCGTCAAGGTGGAGGGCAAGTACCTTTGCGATTCCACAACTGACGGCAAGCACATGGTCAACGTGACGGTGCGGCCCATCTCCAAGGATTTCGAGGCTCTGTCGTTCTACTACAAGACCCCCCTTCGTGCGGGTGGCAAGTGCAAGGTGGTCGAAACCGCACACATTTCCAAGACTTTGGTGTGTGAGGTGTGATGATGGCGGGCAACCCCTCCCCCCAATCGGGGGGGGAGGGGACCACCCAATCGGGTGGGTAAGCCGCGCCCCCGCGCCCCCCGATGGAGGGGAACAGCAAATCTCATGCCAAACAAAATTGCTTTTTTATCTTATATTTATGTATTGACATACCGATATATAGGTATATAATGAGGGAGTAATCAGTCACACATCTAACCAAGGAGAAACGAATGGGAAAGAATTACAGCAAGCCCGCCGGTTACAAAGAGCCGAAAATTGGCAAGTATTGTCCCAAGTGTCATACCAAGGTTGCTTGCGCCTATCAATCGTGTCCGTGTTGTGGACACGCATTTGTGAGTGTTGAAACAACTCGCACGATTAAGA